TTTCTGCAATTGAAGCTTCCCAAAAGCAAACCCAAGCCGACCTGAAAGCCGTTGGCGACCAGATCAAGACTTACGCCGAGCGCACCGAGAAGGAAATCAAAGCCTCCGGTGAAATGCAGGCCGAAACCCGTGGCAAGGTGGACGAGCTGCTGCTGAAGCAGGGCGAGCTTCAGGCGCGCATGCAGGATGCTGAGCAAAAGCTGGTCAATGCCAACAAGCGTCATGAACCGGAAGTTCATCAGTCTGCCGGCCAGCTCGTCGCTGCGAAAATGGCAGAAGAAGGCGTAAACAGCTCTTTCCGCGGCTCCCGCCGTGTGACAGTGCCGCGAGCCGCAATCACCTCCGTGCCGACCTCCGGTGGCGCACTGGTGCAGACCGAGCGCGTCGGCATTGTTCTCGCGCCGCAGCGCCGCTTGACCATTCGCGATCTGGTTGCACCTGGCACCACCGACAGCAATGCTATCGAGTACGTGCGTGAAACTGGCTTCACCAACAACGCCGCCATCGTCGGCGAAGGCCTGGCCAAGCCGTACAGCGATCTGAAATTCGAGCTCCAGAACGCCAACGTGCGAACCATCGCACACCTGTTCAAAGGCAGCCGCCAAATCCTGGACGACGCTTCTGCGTTGCAGAGCTATATCGACGCCCGAGCTCGCTACGGCCTGCTGATGGCCGAGGAAGCGCAGCTGCTGTACGGCAACGGCACCGGCAACAACTTAAAGGGGATCATCCCCCAAGCCCAGATCTACGCGCCGCCTGCAGGCGTGCAGGTACAGGCTATCCAGCGCATCGACCGCATTCGTCTGGCGCTCCTGCAGGCGCAGCTGGCCGAGTTCCCGTCCACCGGCATCGTGCTGAACCCGATCGACTGGGCGGCCATCGAGCTGCTCAAGGACGGTGAAGGTCGCTACATCATTGGCAAGCCGCAAGAAGGCACCGCGGCGCGCTTGTGGAACCTGCCGGTCGTTGAAACCCAAGCCATTGTTCAGGACCAGTTCCTGGTAGGCGCTTTCAGCCTGGCTGCGCAGATCTTTGACCGGATGGGCATCGAAGTGCTGGTCTCGACTGAGAACGCCGACGACTTCGAGAAGAACATGGTGACCATCCGCGCTGAAGAGCGCTGCGCCTTCTCTGTGTATCGCCCGGAAGCTTTCGTGACCGGTCCTCTGACCCCAGCCGCTTAACCCTTCCCACAGAGCGCCGCCCGCGGGCGGCCTCACTGATTCAGGAGAGACGAACATGGCACGTGCAAGCGCAAGCGATGCAACCAAGGGGGCTGCTACAGCCGCAAATACGACTTCTGCTCCGTCTGGTCAACAGACGTCAGCAGAAGGCACCACCGCCACGGCCGTTGCGCCCGGCGTACAAGCTGGGACCGCGGTAGCGGATAGCGCTTCCGTGGCAGGCGCAGGTACTGGTCCGCTACAGCCCACTGATCCGGCCAATGGCATTGGCAACACCGCGCAGGCTGATCAACCGGCCTCAGGTTCCACAGCAGCCGGCTCGACGATTACCCTCGACGCTGCTGCAGCGACCGGTGACCAGTTGCAGGCGGATGGCGCTGCTGAGGACGGCAACGAGGTCATGATTTACCCGGTGCGCAGCTACCTGGACGGAAAAGAGATTCGCCGTGCTGGTGGCGAAGGCTACAAGTCGCCGAAGCATGACGCGGTGTCGCTGGTCGCTGCCGGCTTGGCTACCGACAAAAAGCCTAAGGCCTGACATGAACGCCATCCCGACCGATCAAGCGATGCAGCATTTACGCGCCGAAGAGCAAGATCGCGCGCACGTGGAGCTGTTACTCGCCGCGGCAGAGGACAGCGCTGCCCAGTTCATGAACCGGCGTTTTTACGGTGATTTGGACTCGCTGGGCGCTGCGGTGCTGGATGGGTCGGGGGGCCGGGACCCGGTGCTGATAAATCCGTCCATTCGCGCTGCATGCTTGCTGATCCTGGGTTCGCTGTTCGAGAACCGTGAAGACGTCGTCATCGGCACGATACCCAACGAACTGCCAATGGGGTCGCGCGCACTACTGACGCCATATCGTGTGGGCTGGGGGATCTGATGCGCTCAGGCAAGCTACGTCACCGAATCGATATCGAATCACCGGGCTTGGTCCAGGATCCGGCCACGGGGGAGATGTTGCCCGGCTGGACCAGCGCCTGGGAGAACGTCCCGGCATCGTTTGAGCCGCTGAGTGCTCGCGACTTAATCGCTGCCCAAGCTGCTCAATCAGCCGCCACCGCGCGAGTGGTGATTCGTTACAGGTCCGGTGTTCTGCCGACCATGCGGATCATTCATCGAAACGAGATCTACGAACTAAATGGGCCGGCGTTGCCGGATCCTGGCTCCGGATTGGAGTACCTCACCATCATGGTGGGGAAGGGGTTGAACAGTGGCTGACGCCATTTCCGTCAGTTTTACCGGAACAGACCAGCTATCCGCTAAATTTCGCGAGCTGAGTGGTGCAGTGCGGACCAAGGTGGCCGCGCCTGCAGCAAAAGACGCCATGCAGATCGTTCTGTCTGACGCGAAGGACAGGGCTTCCCGGGTAGACGATCCCGAGACCCGCAACTATTTACCCGCGAACATCGCGTTGGTTGAGCGGAAAAAGCTGGGCGAGGAGATCGGAGCTGTAGTGGTATCAGTTGGCGTGCGCAAGACAAAGGCCGGGCAGCGTGGCGGCAACACGTTTTATTGGTGGTGGGTGGAACTGGGTACGGAACACTCCCGGGCTCGACCAATGTTGCGGCCAGCGCTGGCGAACAACCGGGAAGCGGTCTTCAAGGAGTTCCTCAGCTCGGCCAAGTATCAGCTCATTAAGCTTGGGATCAACTAATGGTCGCTCCGATCTTCAAAACGTGCGTCGCCGATCCCGCTGTGACACACCTGCTTGGCGTGAGCCCGACTCGACTCTATCCGCATGGAGAAGCGCCGGAAGGAGTGGCCAAGCCCTACGCGGTGTGGCAGGTGGTCAGTGGCTCCCCGATAAACTATATAAATGGTCTGCCTGATACCGACCGCTATGGCCTGCAGGTCGACGTTTATGCTGATACGGCAAGTAGCGCAGATGCGGTTGTTGTCGCGATCCGCCGTGCCGTCGGCCGGCACGCCTATGTGACGGGGTTTGGTGTCGACAGTCGCGACAAGGACACCAAAAACTACCGGAAAGGTTTCGATGTTGCCTGGCTCGTGAGGCTGTAACCAGAACAGAAAGAACGACCCGCTCAGGCGGGTTTTTTTATGCCCGCCATTAAGTGATTTCGCATGAAATCGGGGAGTACCAAATGACTATCAATACCCAAGGCACGGAGCTTTTTGCGATTGATCCGGCTGATAAAAGTGTTATCAACGTGGGCTGCTTCACCACCTTGGACGGCATCGACACCTCGGTCGCCCAAGTCGACGTGACGTGCACCACTTCGAAGGGTCGCGAGTACGAAGCGGGCCTCGCTGAGCCCGGCTCCGCATCTTTCGGCCTGAACATCGATCCGAAAAACCCGGTTCACCTGCGTCTTCACCAGCTCAAGACCGCCGGCACGAAGCTCAAGTGGGTAGTGGGCTGGTCGGACGGCTATAACTTCGATACGGAGGAAGGCGTCCAGCCTCTCGTTGGCACGCCGGGCGGCCTGGCTGCGCTGGTGCTGAATTCGGCGGGTACGGGCTACACCTCCGCTCCTACAGTCGCCATTACTGGCGGCGGCGGCACTGGGGCGACGGCGACGGCCCAAATCGCGAACGGCAAGGTCACTGGCTTCACGATCACAAACGACGGTGCGGGCTACACCAGCGCACCGACCGTGGCGCTCACGGGTGGCGCTGGTGCCGGTGCAACCGCTCGCGCTTTGGTGCAAACCGATATCGACTTCGAGCTGCCAAACACCCGCACCTGGCTAACTTTTGAAGGCTACATGAACAGCTTCCCGTTCACGTTCGGCCTGGGCGACGTCGTCAAATCCACTGTTGGTGTTCAAGTGTCGGGCGAGCCTGTCCTGATCGCCAAGACCGCGCCGTAAGGAACCTCCATGGATCTTAATATCGATTCGCTCAAAGCCGCCGGCGGATTCATCGCTGCTCCGGTCAAGAAGGAAATCACCTGGCATGTGAGTGGAAAGCCCCAAAAGGCAACCGTTTATGTGCTCCAGGAATCGTTCATCTCGCTGACTCAGCGATGGGAAGCGCAAGAGCGTGGCGGCGACCTGGCAGCGCAGCGAATTGCGTCCTGCATCACCGATAAGGCAGGCACGCCCGTCTTCACAGTGGCTGACGTACTGGGAGCACCGGAAACGGGCCACGGGCCATTGAGTGCCGAGCTTACCGTCGTGCTGCTGGCTGCGATTGGCGATGTGAACACGGTGCCGGAGGGCGTGCTCGAAAAAAAATCCAACCCGAGGAAGAGCTCTGGCACGAGCTCGCCATCGTCCTCGGGACGACGATCGCCGAAGCCAAGCAAAGAATGACCTACGTCGAGGCGATGGATTGGATGAGGTACCGACGGCAAACAGGTTCGCTCAATCTCGGCCTTCGCCTCGATGAGGGTTTCGCGCTGCTGGCCACCGTGTTCAATAACGTCATGGGCGGCAAGGCCAAGTTCTCGGACTTCATGCCGGATCGTGGATTCGCAACCGCCCCGAAAGAAGCCACGCCGCAGGATCTGTTGGCGCTATTGCAGCGCGTGAAGGGGTGATTTATGGCTGTTGATTCGCTCGGCCAATTGACGGTCGATCTGGTGGCCAACACCGGCGGCTTTGAAAAGGGAATGGACCGGGCAGAACGCAAGCTTAAGTCCACGACCCGCGAGGCAAAATACCAAGCCGACCAGATGGGCAAGCTGGTCGGGCAGATTGACCCGGTAGTCGGTGCATACGGCCGGCTCGACAAGATGGAAGAGCAGCTGCGCAAGCATCGTGCGGCCGGGCGGCTTGATGAGCCTGATTTCAAGGAATATCTTTCCAAACTGAACGACCAGCGCGCTGCGTTAGGCAAAAGCAGCACCGACATGGACAAGGGGGCGATGTCCGCGAAAGCCTACGCCGCAGCACTGCGCGGTGTTCCCGCTCAGTTCACCGATATCGCCACATCCATTCAGGCAGGGCAAAACCCTCTCACCGTGCTGTTGCAGCAGGGTGGTCAGCTCAAGGATTCGTTCGGCGGCGTCGGCCCTGCTGCGAAAGCGCTGGGCGGGTACGTGCTGGGATTGGTGAATCCGTTCACCGTCGCCGCTGCTGCGGCCGCAACGTTGGCTCTCGCCTACTACCAGGGCTCAAAGGAGGCTACGGCGTATCAGGTGGCGCTGATCACGACCGGCAACGCCGCTGGCACGAGCGCAAACCAACTGGCGGGAATGGCTGAGCGGATTGGTTCGACCGTTTCCACCACGGGCAAAGCGGCTGAAGTGCTGGCGCAACTTGCCGGCGCCGGAGATATCACCAGCGCGAGCTTTGAGCAAATCGCATCGGCTGCCATCAACTGGGAGAAAGCGACCGGGACCGCCACTGAGCAAACCATCGCCGAGTTTGAAAAAATCGCGAAGGATCCCCTGAAAACCCTCGGGGACCTGGACGATAAATATCACTTTCTGACCGCTTCGGTTTATGAGCAGGTCCGCGCACTCCAGGAGAATGGAGACAAGCAGGGCGCCGCAGCTATCGCTGAGGACGCCTATGCAAAGGCTTTGGAGCAGCGATCCGCCAAAATCAAAGAGAATCTTGGGACGCTTGAAACCGCTTGGGCTTCCTTGGCTGGCACCGCAAAAAAAGCGTGGGACGAGATCGTTGGAGTTGGTCGTGAAAGTTCTCTAGACGAACAGATCAGGAACACGCAAAAGCTGCTCGACGACCGCAAAACCAGTTTCGCGGCCAAGCTCTTTCCTGGCACGCTCGGCGAAGACAGCGACTCCACACGTTTTTTGAAATCTCGTCTCGATCTGCTGATCAAGCAACGGGCAGCGCTGACCTCGTCGACGAAGGCAGAAGGCGACAACGCCGTCGCCCAGACCGAGGGCCGTAAAGCGTTCGAGGAGTATCAGAAATCGCGGGAAGCGAACTTCACCAAAACCCAAAAAATGAACAAGGCGCTCGAGGACGAGCAGCGTCGGATAACTAAGGCTCGCGCGGCGGGTTACAAGATCTCAGCCGAGGACGAAACGGCGGCCTACAAGGCTATTCGGGACAACCCCTCTTACAAAGAGGCTGACCCGAAAAAGCCGAAGGCCTACCAGGAAGACGCCGGAACCAAAGCGCTTGATGCGGCACGTCAGCAGTACGCGGTGCTGCAGCAACAGAACTCTCTGATCGGCGACCAGTCGGCGGCGAGCCAGCAACTCGGCTCGAACGCGAAAAAGCTGGTCGAGTGGGAGCAGCAGCTCGCCGATATCAAAGGCAAGAAAACGCTCACTGCGGATCAGAAATCGCTGCTCGCGAGTCAGGATCTGATCACCGCGCAGCTCAAGCGCAACGCCGCGCTTGAAACCCAGAACACGCTTTCGGAAAAGGCGCTTGAGACGCGCCGCAAGCTCGCGGCGTTCGATGAAAATCTGCAAAGCCAGCTTTCCAGCGCCAAGCAGGGCCTGGACAACAACCTCGCCGGCGCAGGCCTGGGCGATGTGCAGAAGCAGCGTCTTCAGGAACAGCAAAACATCCAGCAGTCCTATCAGTCGCAGATGGACAAGCTGACGTCCGACTACAACAAGAGCAACAAGGACCAGTTCAGCACCGAGCTTTACGACAAAGAGACGGCATCGCTGAAAAGCGCGCTCGATCAGCGCCTGGCGATGCAGCGGCAATATTACGTCGACGTGGACCAGGCCCAGAGCGATTGGACCAATGGTGCGTCGTCGGCCTACCAGGACTACCTGCAAAGCGCCAAGGACGTCGCAGGCCAGACCAAGAACCTGTTTTCCAATGCCTTTAGTGGCATGGAAGACGCGCTGGTCAGCTTCGCGTTGACGGGTAAAGCGTCGTTCGGGGATTTCGCTAAGTCCGTGATTGCTGACCTTGTGCGGATTGAAGCTCGCCAGGCGGCATCGTCAGGACTCAGCACGCTTTTTAGCCTTGCTTCAACTGCGGTGGGCGCCTACTTCGGCGGAGCCTCCGCGGGCACCGGTGGAGCGGCTTCTGACTACTCGGGCGCGGCTTATCAAGCGTGGATGTCCTCCCAGCACTGGGATGGCGGCTACACCGGTGACGGCGGCAAGTACGAGCCGATGGGCGTCGTTCACGGCGGAGAAGTGGTGATCCGTAAGGAGGTGGTCCAGCAGCCGGGAATGCGGGCTTACTTGGAGCAGCTGAACAAGTCAGGGAAGTCCGGCTATGCCGACGGCGGGTATGTAGGGCTGGCGTCGGGCGGGTCTGCGGCGACTGGTACGGCCAATCCCGGCGGATCGGTCGTCATTCAGCAGAATTTCACAGTGCCCGGCGCAGCTAACGATGCTTCGGCGAAAGACATGCAGGCCGTCGGCCAGGCCTATGCCGATACCGCTAAACGCGGTGCCCAGCAGGCGATTACTGAAGAGCTTCGTCCAGGTGGCGCGATTTGGAGGGCCGTAAATGGCCGTTGAGATATTTACGTGGTGTCCGAAGCTGGAGACGACCAGTACGCCCGAATACCGCACCCGATCAAGCAAATTCGGCAACGGGTACGAGCAGGTGGTGGGGGATGGCCCCAACAACAAGGTCGATGTGTGGCCCCTGACATTTGTTGTGCGTGAAGCAGTGGCGCTTGAAATCAAGGCCTTTCTCGATAAGCACGGCGGCTTCAAGTCTTTTTTCTGGACGCCGCCACTTGGCGAGCAGAATTTCTTCCGCGCATCAGCGCCCACCGTTTCTCCGAATGGCGCGGGCTTTTACACGCTAACCACCACCTTCACGCAGTCATTCATCCCGTAGGAAAAAGATGCCACTGATCAAAGATATCCAGGTGCTCGAGCCTGGGAGTGAAGTGCTGCTGTTTGAATTGGATGGGTCGGATTACGGAGCGGATGTGTTGCGATTTCACGGTCACGCCATTCCGTACACGGCGGCTGAGCTTGTCGCTGCTGGTGCTGACGCCGATCAACTGCCCGCTAAGGCGATCTGGTGGCAGGGTCAGGAATATGGCGCGTGGCCGATGCAGATCGACGGCATCGAGGCAACCGGTGACGGTACGGCGGTACGCCCGACGCTTTCTGTAGGCAACGTCAATGGCCGCATTACCGCGCTGTGCCTGGCCTTCGAAGACCTGCTGGAATTCAAGCTGACGATGCGCCATACGCTGGGCACATATCTCGACGCGCAGAATTTCCCCAGCGGCAACCCCGAAGCAGACCCAACGCAGGAAACGGTTGAGGTCTGGTATCTGGACCAAAAGATATCTGAAAACGGTACAAGCGTGTCGTGGGAGCTCGCAAGCCCCGGCGACGTTGGCGGTGAGTCTATTGGCCGGCAGATGACGACGCTTTGCCATTGGTGCCTGACTGGCGGGTACCGCGGACCCAACTGCAATTACACCGGGCCAAACCGGGACAAGGACGGCAACATCACCAACGATCCCGAGAAGGACGTTTGTGACGCTACGCTGGCGCGCGGGTGCGTGCCAAGATTCGGTGATGGTAACGCGCTGCCGTTTGGTGGCTTTCCTGCCGTTTCTCTGATCGCCAGGAGCTGACCATGTTGAAACACATTCTGAAGGCAGTTGCGGATCACGCTGCCGCCGAATACCCGCGCGAGTGTTGCGGCCTGCTGATCAGGATCGGGCGAAAACAGCAATACATCCCTTGCGGAAACACCGCCGCCGATCCCAACGAAGAGTTTCGGATCGCGCCGGAGGATTACGCCGCCGCTGAGGACTTGGGCGACATTATCGGCATCGTTCACTCCCACCCGGATGCCACAAGCAGGCCGTCTCCGCGTGATTTGGCGATGTGCGAGGCCACGGAGTTGCCATGGCACATCCTAAGCTGGCCAGAAGGCGATCAGCGAACGATTGTTCCCACCGGCAATACGCCGCTGCTGGGCCGACCGTTTGTGCATGGCGCTTGGGACTGCTGGCAGATCTGCGCTGACTGGTACAAACGCGAGTGGGGGCTGGAGTTCGAAGCATTCAAGCGTGAGGACGGTTGGTGGGAGCACGCGGACGGACCGAGCTTATACGAGCAGGCCTATGAGGCAGCGGGATTTGAGCGTGTAGGCACACCCCGGCGCGGCGACATGATCGTCATGGAGATCGGGCGCACCAAGCATCCAAACCACGCCGGGATTTTTCTCGGGTCAGATCCTAAGCTGCCGGGCGAACCGGCTGCTGTGCATGGCGCTGGACCTTTCCTGCTGCATCACATGCACGGCAAACCCTCCGAGATAATTGTGTTCGGTGGCCCTTGGCATGACCGGACGCGCCTGATACTTCGCCATCGCGATGCGCGGTGATACCCTCGGCTCCTTTCTCTCTGAGGGGTCATCATGCGAATTTTAGTTGGGGCTTTTGCAGTCGCTCTGCTGTCGGGATGCTCGACCCCGTCGGATCTGATGTCGTCACCGCCGAATGTATCTATAGCGACTTCAAAGTCCGCCAAGTCGTATGCCTTGTGCGTTTTTCCTCAGTGGCAGGAACATAGCTCGACTGCGGTGATGAGCGAGACCGCGAACGGATACCGAATAGTTAATGGATTTGGCCAGCAAACAGACGATGTGCTCGAAATCACAAACGCTTATGCAGGTTCGGTCGCAAACCTTTACCAGCGCATGGCATGGTCCCAGCTCGGCAGATCATCTCTCAGGGATTCGATTCAAAAGTGCCGATGACAAGAGGCTGCCTTAAGGCGGCCTTTCTTTTACGAGGTAGAAATGAAGGCTTCTAACTTGCTGGCCCCAGGATTGGTGAACATCAAGCTTTCTGGCTCATTGGCAGCAAAATTTGGAAGGAACCATCCAAAGCAGATTGATTCGGGTAACACCCGTGAAGTGCTCAAAGCGCTGAGCTGCACCTTGGAGGGATTCGACCGAGAGGTGAAGAGGTTGGATTCGCTGGGGATGAGATTTGCGGTGTTTCGCAATGGAAAAAATGTCGGAGAGTCCGCTTTCGAGCTCGGCGGCACCAGGGAGATTAGGATTGTTCCCGTAGTTGGCGGCAGCAAGCGCGGAGGGGTGCTGCAAACTGTGCTGGGGGTGGTGCTGCTGGTCATCTCGTATGTCTTTCCTGTTACGGCGCCTTACCTTGCGCCAGCAGGGATAGGACTGATTGCCGGGGGGGTCATTCAGATGTTGAGCCCGCAGGCGTCTGGACTGAAACAGAGCGCTTCGTCCGACAACCTGCCGTCATATGCCTTTGGCGCTGCCAAAAACACCACCGCCAGCGGAAACCCGGTGCCGATCTGCATCGGCGAGCGCCGGTGGGGCGGCGCGATAATCTCCGCGTCTATTCTCGCTGAAGACAAAACCTGATCCTGAACTGGAACACCTGACCGCCGATTGGCGGTTTTTTTATGCCTGGAGAAAAGCATGGGCGCAGCTGAACAGATCGACATCCGTGGCGCCAAAGGCGGCAGCAGCACCCCGAAGACGCCAACCGAGGCAACGGACAGCCTGCGTTCCACGAACTTGGCGAAAATCCTGATCGCAGTAGGCGAGGGCGAGTTTGAAGGTGTGCCAACCGCAGCCGACATCTACCTGGACAACACCCCGATCAGCGATTCGAGTGGCAACGTCAACTTTCCCAATGTGAAATGGGAGTGGCGCTCCGGCTCCGTCGATCAGGATTACATCCCCGGCATTCCCGCAGTCGAGAACGAGACGACCGTCAACGTTGAGCTGCGCAGCGATAGCGCCTGGGTCCGTTCAATCACCAACACTCAGCTCTCCGCTGTGCGTGTCCGCCTCGCGTGGCCGGCACTTCAACGGCAGGACACTGAGGGGAATGTGGGCGGGTACAGAATCGAGTACGCCGTGGACTTGGCTACGGATGGGGGGGCTTACCAGCAGGTTTTGGCCGAGGCCGTGGACGGCAAAACCACTACTCGGTACGAACGATCTCGTCGAATTGATCTGCCTACCGCCACCTCTGGCTGGCAGATCCGCGTCCGCCGTTTGACGCCGAATCAGAACACCAACCGGATTGCCGACACGATGCTCGTGGCCGGGCTGACCGATGTCATCGATGAAAAGCTCCGGTACCCGAATACCGCACTGTTATTCATCGAGTTTGATGCCGAGCAGTTCAGCAACATTCCAGCCGTGACCATCAAGTGCAAAGGGCGGAAATGGCAGGTCCCGAGCAACTACGATCCTGTGGCTCGCACTTACAGCGGCGTCTGGGACGGGACTTTTAAGCAGGCCTGGACTAACAACCCTGCGTGGGTGACGTATGGCATCTGCACTGCCGACCGCTTCGGTCTCGGCAAGCGCATCAAGCCGTTCATGGTCGACAAATGGGAACTGTACCGAATCGCCCAGTATTGCGACCAGCTCGTGCAGGATGGCGTAGGCGGCGAGGAGCCGAGATTCCTTTGCGATATGAATCTGCAAGGAAAGCCGGACGCTTGGACGCTGCTGCGCGATATCTCCGCCATTTACCGGGGCATGACCTACTGGGCCCAGGGCCAGCTTGTAATGCAAGCGGATATGCCGCGCGCGCAGGATTTCGACTACGTGTTCACCCGGGCCAACGTCATTGGTGGGGAACTGACTTACGGCAGCGCGTCGGCGAAAACGCGTTACACGCGCGCGATCGTCAGCTATGACAATCCAGCCAATAATTACGACACTGACGTGACTGCCTACTCGGATCTGGCGCTGCAGCGTCGATTTGACGATAGACCTACTGAGATCAGTGCTATCGGGTGCACACGCGCATCCGAGGCCCAGCGTCGTGGCAAATGGGTGGTGATGAGCAACAACCAGGACAGGACTGTCACGTTCGGGACTGGCATGGAAGGCGCTATCCCTCTGCCTGGCTACATCATCCCGATCGCAGATTCGCTGCTGGCGGGGCGCGAGATTGGCGGGCGTATCTCCGCTGCCGCTGGGCGTGTAGTGACACTGGACCGGGACACCCTGGCCAAGGCCGGCGACCGCTTGATCATCAACCTGCCGAGCGGCCAAGCCGAGGGCCGCACTGTCCAGTCTGTGAGCGGTCGGGACATCACTGTCACCACCTCTTATAGCCAAGCCCCGGACGCGCAGCTTCAGTGGGCGCTCGACGCCGATGACTTGGCTATTCCACTGTTCCGAGTCTTGAGCACCAAGCGCACCGCCGAGGGCGAATACGAAATCTCTGCACTGCAATACGAGCCGGGCAAGTTCGCCTATATCGACACTGGCGCGCGCCTTGAAGAGCGGCCGATCAGCGTCATCCCGATCACTGTCGTCCCGGCGCCGGCGAGCGTCACCCTGTCGGCGCACTCCGCGATCGATCAGGGTATCGCTATCAACACGATGACCATCACCTGGCCTGCCGTGAATGGCGCGGTGGCGTATGACGTGGAGTGGCGCAAGGACAACGGCAACTGGATCAGGGTCCAGCGCACCGGCACCACCAGCGTCGAAATCACTGGCATCTATTCGGGCGCCTATCTGGCCCGGGTTCGCGCTGTGAGCGCCTATGACATCACATCGATCTGGCGCAGCTCGCAGCTGACGCAGCTAAACGGCAAAGAAGGATTGCCACCGGCAGTGACGTCTCTGACCACCGAAAGCCTGGTCTTCGGCATCGGTTTGAAATGGACTTTCCCGCCAGGTGCAGAAGACACGCAGCGCACCGAGATCTGGTACGGCGAAGCTCTAGACCTTACCAAAGCAACGAAGCTGGCCGACCTGGCTTACCCCCAGTCCGACTACACCATGCAAGGGCTACGCGCCGGCCAGACCTTTTTCTTCTGGGCTCGCCTCGTCGACCGCACTGGCAACATCGGGCCGTGGTTCCCGGGTGACGGCACTGTTGTCAACGGTCAAGCCAGCGCTGACGCTGATGACATCCTTGACTACCTCACCGGCAAGATCACGGAAAGCGAGCTTGGCAAAGAGCTGCTGTCGGAGATCGGCAAGATTGGCGGTGAAGGGCCGGGCTCCGTCAACGAGCGAGTGGATCAGGTTCGCGATGAGCTGCAACAGGCTACTGATGGCCTGGGCCAGCGAATCACCGAGGTGAACAACACCGTCTCCGATGTCAAAAACGCGCTGCAGGAGCAGATCGACCAGATCGGGGACCTGGCCGATTCGATGCCGTACAAGCCGACCGAGACATATACCTCCGGGCAAGGCACGCTTGGCGTTGATGGGATCATCTATCAGGCCATCAAAGCCGTTCCGATCAACACGCCGCCGCCGAACACCGCCTATTGGCTGAACGTTGGCCAGGCAGTGCAGACCGCGAACGGCCTCGCTGCGCGCGTCAACACAGCCGAAACCAAGATCACCAGCATCGAGGGCGTGAACACCTCGCAAGCCAGTCAGATCAGCGGTCTGCAAACGTCGCTGACCGGCAAGGCTGATTCGTCCGTTGTCAGCAGCCTGTCGAGCCGCGTCACTACCGCCGAGAACAGCATCAGCAGCCAAGGCACCGCCATTACTGGGCTGCAGAACTCGGTTGCTGGAAAGGCAGACGCCGCGACCGTTCAGGCGCTGAGCAACAAGGTCACGCAGCAAGGCACCGACCTGACGGCCGCTGGTAGCGCGATCACGACCATTAATGCAAATTTGGGGAGCGTGGGCGGCGAGAACCTCTATTACAACCCGTCCTTCGACAAACCCTGGCCGACTAACCCGAGTCTGGTGGCAGACGGCTGGTCCATCGTTGGTAACGCTACGAACCTCGTCACATCGCTGGTGGCCTCGACCCTCGATACAGCAGGCAAAGCGCAGCGGACTAACCTGACCCTGGCTGACGGCAACGCCTA